CCGGGTAGCCCTGGTAGATCAAGCGATCAGCCATCGCATCCCCGGCCTTGGTCAGCCTTTCGACCTCGGCCTTGAGGCGGGTCTGGTCATCAATCAAGGCGGCAACCTGCGTCTTCAAGCCATAGACCTCGTTGTTGGCTTTCTGCCATTCACGAACCAGCCTGTCTTCGTTTTCCTTCTCCATCTGAAGGTCGGAGGTCAGCCGCTCGACCTCGGACTTGAGGCGGGCGTAGTCCTTATCCTTTTCGGCTAACAAGTCGCAAGCCTTGGCAACGGAACTGTTCCAGCCATCGGGCAAAGGTTCTTCTTCCTGCTTGGTGGCGTTGCGGACAAACTCGGAGGACTGTGCAAGGATGATACCCTTCAGCCGCTCGACCTCGGCCTTGAGGCTATCGCACTCGATTGCCAGCACGCTGTTCTCCGCTTGGCGGGCTTGGCACTCGGCATTGAGGCGGGCGTTCTCCTCCTGGAGCAAGCGCTTGTCGTGCTCCAGGCCGCGGCCCCAGGCGGTCATCTTGGCCAGGTCGGCCTTCAGCTCGCCGATGCGCTTCATCATGGAAGCCTCCAAAGGCAGATCAGCCATGGCGGTTGTACGGCTCCGGGCCGTCGACGATCGTGAAGCCGTCGCCGGTGCTGATCAGCTTGGAGCCGTCAGCAAAGGTTTGGGTTCCGGTCGCGCGTTCTACCTGGGCTTGCAGCTTCGCGACCTGGGCAACCAGGGACGCGACCTGGATCTCCAGGTGGTTGATCCGGCCCAGGACATGGGCCATGTGTTCGTTCAGTCGTTCGTAGTCGCTCATTTGTTGTACTTGTTGTGGCAGGAATTGTTGGCGGCGTCGTAGACCCAGTCACGCCAAATTGGAGGAGTGTAAGCGCCGGAGTTGATCTCGGCGCCGGTGTTATCACCGGCGATGGGGCCATCCGGGATGTCCAACCACTTCTTGTCCCGTCCGCCCTTGGCCGCGGTGGCCACGATCTCGCCGTCCATCATGAGGTGGTCGACCAGGCGGGTAAACTCCGCCGGGCCGGTGTGGCTGAAGATGGGCGGCAGCTCGGTCCGGCGCAGATACAGGCCGGACTTGGAATTCTTGCCCTCGCGGGAGTAGGGGTGGCCGTTCCGGGCGGCTTCGCGCAGGGCGGCCAGGAGCCAGGCGTGGTGCTCGCTGAAGTTGATGTCGCTGTAGCGATCCTGATCAGTGACGTCGGCCAGGAGCCCGCAGGGCTGCCGGTGCAGGGTCAGCTCGCCCTTGAGCATCTCGGGGTTGTTCTTCTTCACGATCGCCAGCTTGTAGAGCATCCCGCGCTCGACGGGCAGATCCATGGCGGCCAGGCGCCGGTTGTAGTCGGAACAGTGCCACATCCCGATGACGGCCCGGAAGGCGGCCGGCAGCGCGGAGCTGCCGCGGATGGAGGCAAGCATGTCCTCGCCGTTGCGGATGGGTTCGTCGCCCTGCTTGCGGACGTGGTGGGAGACCAGGATCGTGGGCATCTCGCCGGTGGCGCCGCGGACCTTGGTCAGCTCGCGGACGAATTCATTGATGATGATGGCGGCGTTTTCCTCGCCGTGCAGGGTGGAGTTGAGGGTATCGAGCATAAAGAGCTTCAGGTCCGGGATGGCGGCCATCTGTTTGAGCGCGTCCTTCCAGCGCTCGCTGGAGCAGGACGACCCGGTGCGGGGATCCTTCTCGACCAGGGGGAAGCTGCCGCCGGCCTCGATCAGGGGAATGATGTGCAGCTTGTCCTGGTCGGACTTGCGCGTGCCCTCCGGGTCGATGTCGTTCAGGCGCCGGCGAAGCTCCTCCTGGTCGTCTTCGGTGGTGATGTAGACGACGGACCCCCCGGAGTTGACCTTGTGGCCGAGCCAGGTGTTGTTGCAGCCTGGCTTCCAGGTCGCGACCTTGAGGGCCAGGTCGAGCATCAGGAACGTCTTGCCGGCGCCGCCCTCGGCGACCAGAAGCTGGTGCTTGCCGTCCATGATCAGGTCGGACACCAGGAACCGGCGCGGCTCCAGGGGCCCCTTGTCCCATTTGCGGACGACCCAGTCCTTGATGACCAGGCCCTTGTCCTGGACGACGGGCACGATCTGGCCCTTCTCGGCCGTGTCCTTGTTCACGAGCCCGGCAAATTCGGCCTGGAATTGGGCCGGGGGCCAGGGCGGCACCATGTTGAGCTCCATCCAGGTGCGGGCCAGCTCCTTGGCCTGGTCCATCGTGTACTCTCCCTTGCGCACCAGGCTGATGTAATAGCCGGCCACGCGGCTGAACGTCGCCCACCGCGTAGACGGGCCTTCGCCGCCCTGGTGGACCTTGTCGTCGACGACCAGGGGGATCCGGGGCGCCGGCTCCCCTGGCTCCTCGCCCAGGGTGGGCATCTCGGCCGGCAGGGGTAGGTGCTCGGCCGCCACGATCAGATCGACGACCTGGTAGGTGGCCATGCTCATGGGCTGGACCTTCACCTTGGTCTTCTTGCCGTTCTTGTTGTGGGTCGATCCGGCGATGCGGACGGGCTGGTGGGCCCGGCCGAAGGGGTTGGAGGCCACGCCCAGGCCGAACATCATGTCGCCCCCGGCGCCCAGGGCTACGCGGTGGCGCAGCTTGATCAGGCCGGTGATGTCCTGGCACAGGTTGTCCAGGGTCCAGTAGGCGTGGCGCTTCTGGTGCCCGTCCTCGGTCGTGCCGCCGGAGAAGACCACCGCGGTGGGCTGGCCCATGGTGCTCTCCAGGAGCTGCAGCTTGGCCGGGATGTCCCCGCTGTCGATGTCGACGACGATGGACCCGAAGGCGTGGACATTCTTGGCCTCACCCTTGGGCGCCGACAGGATCGCCGGCACGATGAAGGCGCCGATGCCGTGCTGGTTCCAGCGTTCGACATGCCGTGCGACTTCGTCGACCAGGGCCTCGGGCTGACCGCCCAGGGTGGCCAGGTCGATGAAGATGTCCTCGCGGAACTTGCCCTCCTGGGGGGTGCCCTTCTCGCCCAGGCCGCGGATGTTTACCCAGCCCTGGTCCGGGCAGCCGCCGAAGACGACCGACAGATAGGAGTCGATCTCAGCCTTCATGGCATGAGCCGGTTGTTCCGGTTCGGAACCTGGAGGCCTTGAAGCTTGATGAAGCGGGAGATGTTGTGGGCGCCGACATCGCCGAGCTCCTTGGCGATCTGGGCATGCGTCATGCCCTTGGCGCGCAGCGCGACGATCTTCCCAGCCCAGCCGGTCTTGTCGTACTTGTAGCCCTTGCGCTTGCGGCGGTTGCGCCACTCAAAGCCAAGGATCCGGGACCAGTTGCGCAGCGAAGACGCGGACCAGCCCATCCAGGCCGCAGCCTGGTTGATGTTCATCCCGGAGCTGTTGGCCCGGTGCATGAGCGGCAGCAGGGCCTTGATCCGTTCCATCCGGGCATAGGTCATTTCGACCCCGCGGAAGTTGAAGCGCGCGCGTTTCACAGGAGTCGGATGAAGATGGGTGTGCGCGGCCCGACATAGGCGCCGGCCACATTGAAGCTCATGTGCTCCAGGGCTTCCTCCTCGGTCATGCCGTCCCGGACGCGGAAGATTTCGATGCACTTGTCGTAGCTGTAGACGACGACCGGTTCGCAGACGCCTTCGGAGATGCCGATGATCGCGGCGTCCAGGCCATCGGCCACGAGCATCTCGCCGTCGGCGTGTTCGTCTACCAGGGCGCGCAAGGCCTTGCCCTCCTTTTCGAGCTCTCTGAGCTCACGCTTGCTTACTTTTTTACCCATTTCGGTGTGGTTGGTTGGGGGTTGGTGGTAATTGGTTGGGCCCAGCATGTGCCCTTGAAGTCGCAGAATTTGCACCGGAAGTCCGTGGAATCCCGGCCGATCCTGTTCAGCTCGATCGGCGAGCTGGAGCTGACGACCCGGACGGCCCGGTCGCTGGCATCCTGGGCCACGCGCGGGTCAAAGGGGATGATCTCGGCGTGGACCTCGCCGGTGTTCCGGTTCTGGATCGTAAAGACGCAGACCTGGAGCTCCTTGTAGGCCATGTAGACCTGGACCTGGGCGTAGTACAGGGGCTTGGCGACCTTGATGCCCTTGGTCACGGCTTCCTTCCAGCCCTTGTCGTTCAGGGCCTTGTTCTCCCAGAGCGCGGGCCAGGCGACGCCGGCGGGGCCGCCCAGGATCACGCCGTCAATGTGGCCCTTGAGCCTTCCGTCGCCGGCGGAGAAGCCGAATTGCTTGCCGTCCTCGCCCTCGGTCAGGAGCTCAAAGCCGGCGAGCTTTAGGTACTCGGCCATGCGGGCTTCGCCGTCGTGGCCCATGTCGAAGATCCGAAGTATTTTGGCCTCGAAGTCGGCGTCCGGCTTGGCCTTGTGGTACATGTAGCCGAGCTTGCGCTCGCACGGGTCGCCCCACATGGATGCGCCCAGGTATTGGCGGCGCTCCTGGCCGGCGCGCTTCGCGAGCATGGCAACGTTGAGAGATGAGACGACGGCGGACGCCACCGGGTCTGGTGCTTGTTCCTGAAACATTAGTTGAGGATGGTGCGCTGGATGCGGGGTTCGTTAATCTTCCAGGTGATCAGGCAGCACGCGAGGTACTTGGTCATGCCGAATGGCATGCCCCCGGCAAGGCCAAGCAGTGACAGTTGCTTGTCGGAAGCCGGCTGCGACAGCCAGCGCTTGGTCTTCTTGGCGGCCTCCTTGTCGCCGTGCGCGCGCAGGAAGTCGTCGGCCGAGGCCAGGGCCTGCAATTTGTCCTTAGATCGGTTAAGGAGGTTCACCGAAGTCTCACGACGGCCACCGACGGCATGCCACATCCCGTCATGGTCGACCAGGCATGCCCAGGCATCGATCCCGTTGGCCATGGTGACGGCGCCGTCGAACATGTCCTGCCACCGGTAGGGCGAGAGCTCCATGAGGTGGATCTCGGTCATGACGAATTCCTCCAGGGGCTTGCGCGGTTCGCGCTCGCCGGCCTCGGTTTCGTGGATGTGGCCGCACACCGGACAGATCTTGACGCCGGCGGGGATCTCCATTCCGCAGCCCTCACAGGCCTTGGTCCGCCCGCCGCTCTCGCGGTCCTGGCCGACAGTGGGATCGGACTCGATCGAGCCGTGGGTCAGCAGGGAGTAGCCGAAGTCCAGGACGATGCAGTCGGACTTGAGGGCGTTGGGGTACCGGGCCGGGTCGACCTTGCGCAGCCCGCGCCCGATCATCTGGATCATGGTGCCCTTGTAGGAGCACGGGCGCAGCAGGACGACGCAGCTGACATCCTGGCAATCCCAGCCCTCGGTCAGGACGGCCACATTGATCAGCACCTGGATCTCGCCCTTGTCGAAGGCCTTGAGCACCTTGCGCCGGGCCAGATCGGGCAGATCGCCGTGGACCAAGTCGGTCTTGATGCCGGCTTGCTTGAACCCTTCCATGACATGCTCCGCGTGGGAGACAGTGGAACAGAAGACGACAGTCTTCCGGTCGCCGGCCTTGTCCTTCCACTCCTGGATCACGCGGTCGTTGACCGCCTGTTTGTCCATGATCCTGGACACCTGTTCCATGTCGAAGTCGGTCGCCGTGGTCTTGACCTTGGCCAGATCGCCGCGGATGTCGCAGTCGATCACGAAGAACCGGGGCTTCACGAGGAACCCGGACGAGATCAGCTCGCCCAGGGTGATCACATCGGAGATGTTGTCGAAGGCCTGGCGCAGGGCCGCGCCGTCTCCGCGCTGCGGGGTGGCCGTGACGCCGAACACCTTGAGCGCCGGGTTGATGGTCCTGGCGTGGTTGATGATGTTCCGGTAGCTGTTGGCGGCCACATGGTGGGCCTCGTCGATCACCAGCAGATCCAGCTTGGGCATGGACTCCAGGTTGTCCTGGCGGCACAGGGTCTGGACCATGCCGAAGGTGACGCCGGGCGACCAGCGCTTGCGGGCCGCGGTGTACAGGTCGGTCTCGATCTCCGGGGCGACCGCCTTGAAGGTGGACCGGTTCTGGGCCACGAGCTCATCCCGGTGCTGGAGGATCAGGGCGCGACCGCCCATGCGCTTGGCCACGGCCGAGAGCATGACAGTCTTGCCGGCGCCGGTGGGCGCGATCCCCAGGGTGTTGCCCTTGGACTCAAGGGCGTCGATGCAGCGCTGGACGAAGTCGCGCTGCCGTGGGCGTAGTTGCATGTCGGTATGCAGGATGGGGGGCGTCGGGATAGGCCGTCCAACCGGAGGCTTCACCGATGAAGGCATGGTAGCCGGGATGGAACCGACTCCTCCTTACTTTCCTGCCACGCCCCTTACCTTGAAAGAGAACCGGCCAGGTTCCCCTGGCCGGCGTTGATCAGAACGGGTTGTTGCCGTTGTTGTCGAGCCCAAGATCGCCGTTGGCGCGCTTGGTGATCCACTTCGGGCCGTTGTTGATGGTCGGCTGGGCCGGGGCGGCCGGGCGAACCTGGGGCTGCACCGGAGCCTGGGCGGGGGCGCCGAAGGCGGGCTGGCCGAACGCGGTCTTGCGCGCAGCCGAGCCGTCGCCGGTCAGCTGGGACCAGAGCTTGCTGGTGCCCGAGGTGGGCGCCGGGGACAGGAATTCGGCGACCTCGTTCTTGTCGTCGTAGCCCTGGTCGCCCTTCTTGACCTTGATCTTGATGGCGACAGTCAGGCCTTCCAGCGCGGCGATTACCTGGTTGAAGGCGACGCCGTTGAACTTGTCGTAGGACCGGGCGTCCAGGGGGTTGAACACGCCGGCGGCCTCAAACATGCGGCACATCGCGGCGAGGCCCATCTGGGCGCCGTCGTTCTTGCCTTCGTTGCGGAGGGCCTGGTTCTGGTTGCGCTCGTCCTGGGGGTTCATGACGATCGTCCAGACCTTGCGGCCGGTGAACGGGCCGTCGGCGATCGTGAGCTCCAGGTTGGCGTAGCTGCCGCCGGTGCGCTTGGACTCCTTGATGCCGGTCGGCTTGACCACGGCGAACGCGAGGGTGCCGTGCGGGATGAGGGCGCTGGGACCGGAGGAACCGGAAGCGCCGGATTGGGAGGTGAACATGATGTTTTCTTGGTTTTTTGGGTTGGTTTTTAGGATGCCTTTTGGGGCAGAGTGGTGACGATCTCGGTGTCGATGCGCTGGCCGGTGCGGATCTTGGCGATCAGCTCGCCCAGGTGCGGGGGCTCGACCATGTCGAGGCGGCCGGAGCGGTCCTTGGCCGGGTAGCCCCAGGGGTTCATCTGGGTGCAGACCAGCCCGCGGTAGCCGACGCCTTCCGGCGTGGTGAAAGTCTGCAGCGTGACCACCTGGTCGAAGATGCCGGGCAGCTCGCGCCCGGTCTTGGAGCCCTCGATCTGGGGCGTCCAGGTGATGCGGTTCAGATCGTCCTTCTCGGAGTCGAGGATGCCGACCACGATGATGGACTTGTTGCTGTGCTGCAGATGGGTCAGCCAGCGGATCATCTCACGGCCCAGGAGTCCGTAGGCCCCGCGGTTGTCGGGCTTGCCGGTCTTCTCGGACATGGCCTCGGGCTGGATCTGCGACCACTTGAGGGCCTCGCGCGAGGCGACAGTGATGGAGTCCACGAAGATGGTCGTGTACTTGGACAGGTCGACGCCGGCAAACACCTCGGCGACCTTGTTGTACATGGCCTGGCTGTAGGGGCCATCCCGGTCGGCGGGATCGGGACCGCCGATGTAGAGGGCGAGCGCGCGGGCGATTTCCCACGGGTGGGCGCCCAGGCTGATGGCCGCTTCGCGGACATCCAGCACATCGCCGGCCCAGTCCTGGATGGCGAGGGTGCCGGCTTCCAAGTCCACGAACAGGGTGTTCCTGGGGTCGAGGGTGCGGGCGAGCGTGGTCTTGCCGACTCCGGAGGGTCCGAAGATGGCGATGTTGATCTTGGGGACGGCCTTGAGTCGGTCGTCCGCCTTGATGATGCGGATCATGATGTCGGTTGGGTTGGGGGTGAAAACTTAGGCCAGGCTGATCTTGGCGTCGGTGTGCTCGACAGTCCGGGCCTCGTTGAGGGAGGCGATCAGGGCGTCGTCGGTCAGGGCCTTGTAGGTCGTTTCCTTGACGGAGAACTTGATGCTGAAGATCTTCTCGACCTTGTCCCAGGGCATCTCGGCGGCAACCGCCTGGAGGCGCTTGGAGTCCCAGGTGATCTTGGGCTTGAGCTCGTAGTTTAGCTTCACGCCGTCGATGTCCACAGTGATGGACCCCTGGGTCTTGCCGGCTTCGGCCAGGGCCGCGGCGAGCTGGTCCTTGGTGCGCTCGTTGAGGGCGTTCTGGATCGTGGCCTTGGCCTCCTCCAGCTTGGCGATAGCCAAGTCGAGCTTGCGGATGTTGTCAGCCAGCTCCGGCACGGAAGCGCGCGGAAGCTTGGTATCGGGATTGATTTCAGTCATGTCGGTTTTGGTGGATGGAATTGGGTCCGGGCAGGAGCGTCCGCACATACTCGGAAATAATGAGGGGCTTGCCCTCGCGCTTGGCCAGCTCCATCAGGATCAAGAGCTGGGAAGACGGGATGGATGTGCGCTCGGTCCACTTCTCGATCGTCTTGACCGAGATGCTGTGGCGCATGGTGATGTTCAGCCGGCGCCACAGCTCAGTGCGGCCGCCGAAGCGTTTGATGATGGCTTTGACATCAAGCTGATACATCGGGATGAACGGACCCTGCCCGGCCCAGGTCATCGCGCAACCACAATTTGTAGGACTGTCAGCGGTTCTTTGTGACCCGGTAAATGATAGCACCTAGCACGGCTGTGGATCCGAACGCCATGGCCAGGGCGATGTCGCGCGTGGCCTTCATGGCCAGGGTCGCCTGGCTCAGCTGGTGCTCCAGGTTCTTGTCGTCGGACTTGACCCCGGCATCGGTGATCAGGAGGGCCATCGTGTTGGAGTCCTGGAAACTCTGGATCGTGTATTGCAGCAGCCAGGCGGTAGCCCCGGCGCACATGATGGTCACGATGGCCGAGACGCCGACGGCGTAGATGTCGTTAGCGTTTCCGCTTTCCGGCTTTGGCTTGAGCTTTGGCTTCATCGAGCTTGGCGTTGAGCTTGGTACGGACCATGGCCAGGGTCCAGTCGGCGACTTCCGGGGCCGCGTAAGACAGGGCGCCCACGGCCGCGAACTGAAGGTGGATCGAGCTGATGTATTCCTTCACGACCATGGAACTGAAAAAGCCGACGACACACGCGACGAAGATCCGACGGGCCACATACCCGATCGACTGTTTCTCGGTACTCATGACCAGGCGCGCGGTCATGGCGCCGGCTCCCAGGGCCGCCGCCGTGGCCCCGTCGCGGATCACCTGTTGGACTTCCTCAGGGTTGTTCGGGGGAGGGGGGCTCATTGACTGTGTCTCGTGCCTTATCGAAGGCGATCCAGGCCAGGAGCCCGGCGCCCATGGCCAGGGTGGATCCGGCGATCCAGGCGAACCAGGGGCTGTCGATAATGTAGGGGATGGCGCCGGCAAAGGCCCCGGCCAGGAGCAGCGGGGCGCCCTTTTTGACGCTGGCGAAGGCCATGGCCAGGCCGCCGGTGACGACCAGGACGGCTCCGGTCAGGGTCCAGATCTTCCGATCAGAGTCCTTTTCGATCCGGACCAGGTCGGCCTGGAGCTGCTTGTTCTGGTCCTTCAGCGCCTTGATCTCGGCTGCGCTTGCGGCCGCGCGCTTCTCGCCCTCGTTCCAATCGGCCGTCAGCTTGGTCAGGACCTTGCGTGCGTATTCCATCTGGGCCTGGTAGGCCTTGTCGTCCTGGGCCGCAGCCCTGGCCAGGGCGAAGGCCTTGTCGCCCTCGCTGGCCGGCGGCAGATAGGCCTGGGCTAGCTTGGCCTCGGATCTGACCACGGCCGGTTTCTCGGCGTTGGTCTCGATCGCCACCAGGGCGCCGGCCACCCGGCCGTCGATCTTGTCCTGGGTCTTCCCGATCTTGTCCAGGGCTTCGCTGCCGGGGGACGGCTGCGGATCAGGGGCCGGCGGCGTGGCGCAGCTGGCCAGGATCAGGGTGACTGCCAGGAGGGCCTTCACTTTTTGAATTCGTCGGCGATGGTCTTGGCCTTCAGCTCAAGGCGCTGGGCTTTGGCGACATTGTTGCGGTACAGCAACGCGCCGCCGACGGCGCCGGCGATGAAGGAGAAGGCAGAGGCGAGGAGTAGGGCGATCATGGTGAGGATTATTTACCAGGGGCTGGTCGGGGTTGGCGATAATTGTATGGGTTCTTGGGCTCCCTCTTTTTGTCGGTGGGCTCGGGCTGCGTGGCCTCGATCGCCATGTTTGACAGGGTTGTATCATTCATGGCCATGGACATCGCCGTACCGGCAAGCGGGTGGAAGACAGAAGCCGCAGCCACGCCGGCGCCCTTTAGCGGCGGGATCGCGGCCTTGACGGCAGCCTTGTTGGCCGAGGCCATGGCCTTGGGCTTCTTCTCCTCGTCGGCCATGCCGGCTTCCAGGTACTTCTTGGCTGCGCGCGCCGTGTTGATCGCGTGCTGGCCAACGATGCCGCCAGGCGGCTGATCGCGCATGACGAACTTCATGGCCTGTTCGACCTTGGGTCCGAAGATGCCGGCGTAAGAAGCTGCGTCCATGAACTTGGCCCACCAGGGATCTTCCTCGTGCTTCAGGGTGGCCTCGGTCGGGTAGAGCTCGCGGCGAAGCTTGAACATGCCGGCGAAAGCGGCGATCGCCAGGGGCATCATCATGGCCGGGGCGATCAGGCGCATCCGGTCGGCCATGGTGTAATCCCCGGAAACGGCGCTCCGCTTGAGGTTGTCGTAGATCCGGCTGTTGGCTTCGGCCGCGTAGCTGTAGGCGAAGCTCTGCAGCTGCAGGAACATCTTGCCCATGAGGTTGTCCTGGAACACGGGCCGGTGGGCCCGGTTCGCGCGGACCGCGCTCTGGTTCGTGAAACGGAC